ATGCAGCGGACCATCCTGCATGTGGACATGAACAACTTCTATGCCTCGGTGGAGTGTCTGCACCGTCCCACCATCCGGCACTTGCCCGTGGCAGTGGGGGGGGATGTGGAGGCGCGCCACGGCATTATCCTGGCAAAAAACGACCCCGCCAAGGCCACGGGCATCAAAACCGGCGACGCCATATGGCAGGCGCGCCAGAAATGCCCTGGTCTTGTCGTAGTGCCCCCCAATTTTGCGCTTTACCTGCGCTTCGCGCGGCTTGCGCGCGAGATTTATGCCGGCTACACCGACCAGATCGAGCCGTTCGGCCTGGACGAGGCGTGGCTGGACGTCACTGCAAGCGCACCTCTGCACGGGGATGGGCGGCACATCGCAGATGAGATCCGCGCACGCGTCAAATCCGAGCTGGGCATTAGCGCATCGGTGGGCGTCTCGTTTAACAAAACCATGGCCAAACTGGGCAGCGACATGAAGAAGCCGGACGCCACAACCGTTATCCCGCACGGTGCGCTGCCGGATATCGTCTGGCCCCTGCCCGCAGGCGACCTGCTGTATGTGGGGCGCGCGACAACGCGCAAACTCGCGCGCCTGGGCATCACCACCATCGGCGGCATCGCGCAGGCAGACCGCGCCCTGCTGCACGCGCTGCTGGGCAAGTGGGGGGACGTGCTGTGGGGCTTTGCCCGCGGACTGGACGACGCGCCTGTCGCGCGGGCAGACGCGTCCGCACTGGTCAAGAGCATCGGCAACAGCGCTACCGCGCCGCGCGACCTGGTCTGCGGGCAGGACGTATTGATCTTTATAACGATGCTTGCCGAGAGCGTCGCCACCCGCCTGCGCAGCCACGGGTTTGTGTGCGATACGGTGCAGATATCTATCCGCAACAACCAGCTTTTCACCATCGAGCGGCAGCAAAAGCTCCCCCAGCCCACCAATCTGTCCGGCGACATCATCCGCGCCGCGATGGATATCTTCCGCGCGCAGTATGATTGGGCCTATCCCATCCGCAGCCTGGGCGTGCGGGCGTGCAATCTGTCCACGGCACAGGGCAACGTGCAGCTGTCCCTCTTTGAGGACGCGGCTGCGCGCGCACGCCGCCTGCTGCTGGAACAGACGGTTGACCATCTGCGCGCGCGCTTCGGCTACGGCTGTATAGCCCGCGCCACGCTGCTGCGCGACCGCCCGCTGGGCAGCATCAACCCCAAGGACGACCATGTGATCTATCCAGTCTCTTTCTTTAAGGAGGGAGGGCCCATATGCAACCGGATTACGCCAGCCCATACAAAATCTACGTAGATGTCGACGTGCGCTGCCACGCGGATGGACGCGCGGAGCCGCGCGCGTTTATATGGGAGGATGGGCGCGTCTTTACGGTGGACAAAGTCCTGGACGTGCGCAGGGCCGCTTCACTGAAGGCGGGGGGCGCGGGCGTGCGGTATACCTGCAGGGTTTGCGGGAAAACTACATATCTATACTTAGAAGAGAACCGCTGGTTTATGGAAAGGAGATTCCCATCCCAATGTGCGGACGCTACAACATCGAAGACGAAGAAGCCAACACCGTGATGCGCCAGATCATCGACGAGGCCAGCGCGCGGCTGGGCGCGCCCATCAAGACCGGGGAAATCTTCCCCACCAACATTGCCCCCGTACTGGCGCTTGACGGCGGCGGCCTGGCCGCGCTGCCCATGGTGTGGGGGTTCCCCCACTTTTCCGGCAAGGGGGTGATCATCAACGGCAAGGCGGAGACGCTGCTGGATAAGCCCATGTTCCGTGCCTCGGCGCTTGCGCGGCGCTGCGCCATCCCCACAACGGGTTTCTACGAGTGGAAATCCATGCCTGGGCAGCGGAAAAAGGACAAATATATCTTCCGCGCGCCGGAAAGCCCCATCCTGTACCTGGCGGGGGTTTTCAACACATGCAATCGGACGGACGGCGTCACCTTGCCGCGCTATGTGATCCTCACCACCGAGGCGGCGGGGGCCGTGGCGCAGGTGCACAACCGCATGCCCGTCGTGCTGCGGGAAGAGGAGCTGCGCGCCTGGGCGTCGGACAACGACGTGATGGCGCGCGTGCTTGCGCGCAAGGGCCCTGACCTTGTGGCAAGGCGGGGTTGAGCGTTGACAACCCCATACAAAGCAGTGTGCAGAGACTATAAAGACGCAAAAAAGGATGTAACCGCCAACATCCTTTTTGCTCAGTGCGTTATTACTGTTGCGTTATTTCCGCTTTACAGGGTTTCCGTTTTACAGGAATACGGAATGCCCTTTTGCGATACTGCTATGCATAGATCCGCTTGCCGTTTTTTAGCGTAATGAACGCAGTGTAGATATACGTTACGGCGTCCGTCTGAGATTCACACATACGCAGCACCTCCTTCAAGTGAGATTTTTCAGAAGCAAGTTCTGAAATCGTCTTGAAAAAGGTAAACGCAGCTATTATACTTAACTTGTTGAGGAAAGTAGGCGGTTTAGCTCCGTTTACTTTTCAAGTTTGAGCTTGTTTGAGCGCCAACTCAGATAAGCTCTTTTTTATGTCATGCAGCCAAAGCCGCTAGACAACTATTTGAGGGCAACCGCCGCGTTGAAATCGAACAGCATGGCATGCTCCTCCTTGAGAAGGGCGCCCTCAATGCGGTACCCATTTTTTGCAAGATCCCACGACATCATGCTTTGGATCGTCTGCATAAGGTCGCGGCCATTCCACCGCACAGATAGGACGTTCGACTTCTTTGCCTTGTAAAAGGAAACAGCATTTGGCGTTTGCGATGCACATGCCTGAATCGCAATCCGCTTTGTCTCCTCGTCCATAAGGAGCACGACATATTCCGGGTACTGCAGCTTTATGATCACGGATTTGTTGAACGTCATGCCGTTGCTCGTTACGGATACGTACGCCGCCCCCTCATTGAAATTGAACGGTTTAAAGTTTTCCAAAATCGACATTCTCGCTCACCACCCTCTCGATACGTATTATACCTCGCATACGGACATCGTGCAATAAAAAATCTTACACGTGCGTCAATTTTTTTGTGGTTTTTCCTGAATTGTCGCAATTATATGTTCCAAAGCATTTTTTAATGCATCGCACATTCTTTTTTCGCGTGCGGATAGCAACATCTTCTGTGTCAATGCATGCAATGGTTGTTGCGCAAGCTGTGCGCATTTTCTCCTACAGTTGAAGCATAATGCAAAAAAGGGCCCCGGCAAGCTGCCGGGGCCCCACAATGATATAGCGGTTGTTTTGCGTTCCAACGGTGTGCCAAAGGAAAACGCCACCACTGTAGCGGCGGCCCGCGTTACCAGCTGCGGCCTGGCTGCGCGGCGCCCGCGATGCGCAAGGTGCAACCAACACAACCGCTGCGGTGGCCCTGGCGGCGCGCGCAGTCCATGGTTGTACCGTGCTGGCCGGCCTTTAGGAGGCTTTGGGGGAACCCTGTCCAGGCCAGCCAACGAAATACTCGCGGCCCCGCCAGCGGCGCGCGCGGGCCGGCGTCTGCCAAATGCAATCCCCCAAGGTGTCTTTCGCTGGCGCAGCCCTTTGCGCATACGTTTTGCATTCTCCCGCGCGCGCTACCTTTGGGCGGATGCCGCGCAGCGCCATCATCCCCATATCCCCGTGGCCATGCGTGGCGCGCGCCGTTTGCGCGCCTAATCCTCGCGTCTTTCAAACGCACCGCTTCGCGCGGCGCCATCATCGCGCCATCCCCGTCCCTTGCCGCGCTATGTCGCGCATATGCCAACGCCCCTATCCACAGGTTCCCGTGGCCATGCGTGGTGCGCGCGCCGTTTGCGCGCCTAACCCTCGCGTCTTTCAAACGCACCGCTTCGCGCGGCGCCATCATCGCGCCATCCACGTCCCTTGCCGCGTTATGTCGCGCATATGCCAACGCCCCTATCCACAGGTTCCCGTGGCCATGCGTGGTGCGCGCGCCGTTTGCGCGCCTAACCCTCGCGTCTTTCAAACGCACCGCTTCGCGCGGCGCCATCATCGCGCCATCCCCGTCCCTTGCCGCGCTATGTCGCGCATATGCCAACGCCCCTATCCACAGGTTCCCGTGGCTGTGCGTGGTGTGCGCGCCGTTTGCGTGCCTAATCCTCGCGTCTTTCAAACGCGCCACTTCGCGCGGCGCCATCATCGCGCCATCCCCGTCCCTTGCCGCGTTATGTCGCGCATATGCCAACGCCCCTATCCACAGGTTCCCGTGGCCATGCGTGGTGCGCGCGCCGTTTGCGCGCCTAACCCTCGCGTCTTTCAAACGCACCGCTTCGCGCGGCGCCATCATCGCGCCATCCCCGTCCCTTGCCGCGCTATGTCGCGCATATGCCAACGCCCCTATCCACAGGTTCCCATGGCCATGCGTGGCGCGCGCGCCGTTTGCGCGCCTATCCCCTGCGCTTTTCAAGCGCGCTGAGCCCATCGTAGATGCCATTGGCGGCGAGCGCCACCACCGCCGCGTGCGCGGGCGCGATGATGGCCGCCTGCCAGCCCACACCCCGGGTGATAAGCGTGGACGCGCTCAGCATCAGCAGCGCGATACAGTAGCTGAGGGCACGTGCGGGCACCGGGGCCAGCGGCCCTATCCCCTTGACCAGCTGCGTCAGCAGGACGGTGGCGGTGACCGCGCCCGCAATGGTGGCGAGCGATGCCCAGGTAAAAAACGCGTTGTGCACTATGCTATTCCCCCTTTTCCTGCTCCAGCCGCCCGATGCGCGTCTCATGGTCGTTGATGCGGGCGTCCTGTTCATTGTTCTTATCCCACAGCCGCTCGTGGCTGCTGTGGTTGCGCTCCGTAAGGCCCTTTAAGTCCTCGGTAATGTTGTCCATCGTCACCGTCAGCCTGGTGATGCTCGTGTTGAGCTTAATGATGGGCGGGATCACCGTTGCCAGGAACCCCGCCAGCGACGCAAGCACCAAGTAAACGCCCCATTCCCCCATCGGCCACACTCCTGTCCTTTTGTGCACACGCGCACCGCGCCTGGGCCGCGCTTGCGGACGCCGGCCGGCGCGCGGATGCCTGTCCCTTCCTATTTGTAATGCCTATTTATGATGCCTTGGATCATATCCACTTGGCACGGCCCGCGCACCGGGGCATTGCCGCTATGGGCCGCGACGCGCCCTCTGCCCGCGCTGACCGCGCGCTATTGCCCCGCGCCCGCGCCGGACAGGGGTATTGGCAGTGTGCCGCGCCCAAAGGCGCTCCTCTTAGGGAATTGGCCGCCCCGCACACCGCCGCAATTGTGTTTTGCCTGCGCACGGCGGGACGCCAGCTGGCGCGCGGTGTGCGTAGAGGGCGGTACACAGCGCCTGCAGCCAGGCGCGCTTCATGGCCCCACGCGCACCCCCGTGCCTGCCCCGCGTCCCTTTTCTATCGGTGCGCCGCTATGTGGGAAGCACAGCTGTCCGCCCGTGCGCACTTCTTTCCCCGCGCGCGCCCGCGCCATGCGTTGTTGCGCAGCATGTAAATGGCCGCGAGCAGGTACACGTAGTAGGGCGCGCGCACGGTGAGCGCCAGCCTGCCCGCAGTATCCAGCGCCGCGCTGCGGGTGGTATCCCCCTGCGCGATGGTGGTGGCGGCCAGCATGGTGGTGGCGGCGGGATCGTAGGATACCAGCAGCAGGCCCGGCGCCACCTGGTTGCGCGCGCCGCGGCGCAGGCCCGCCACCACCAGGTAGGTGCCCGCCGCGGGCAGCACGCTTGCGGTGGTGGCCACGATATCCGTGTTGGCCTCGCCCGAGGCGGAGAGCGCGCCGATATACTCCAGCCCCCCCATCTGCGCAAACCGGAACCATCCCCAAAACGTGGGGTTGGCGCTTTGGGAGTGCGTCCCGCGCCAGAATTCGCCGCGGTAGCCCCCCAGCTTGTTTTCGGCCTGGATAGTACACGACCACTGGTTGTGCAGGCGGATGCTGAGGCACGCGTAGTCGCAGGGCAGATCCGTCACATCCCCCCGGTAGTGGATGGCTAGATACTGCGACTGGTTGGGCAGCGCGGCGCATATCTCCACCACCGTCACGGGCGGGGCAAGGCCGATCTGCGCAAGGGAGGTGTAGGTCTTGAGGTTGTGGGTGGACGCGTCAGCCTTGGCGGCGACGTCCGCCCGCGAGGCGCCCTCCACCACGCAATCCGTGTGGGTGTAGGGGTAGAAGGGGCTGCCGTCCTTCTTCAATGTACCTGTGGGGATTGCCATGGCGCGTCTCCTCCTAGAGAATCTCGAACGATAGGTGAAAGTTGTATAGCTGTGCCGTGTCGTACGTCCCCCGGAAGCCCACCAGATTGCGGCCCTGCAGCTGCACGGCGCCGTAGGCCTGCTGCCCGTGCGCCGAAATGGCAAATATCCCATCCGTGGGCCGCGCGCATACGATCTCGGTGGGCAGGGTGCAGATCACCCAGTTGTCTTGGGTGATGGCGGCCACCTTGGGCTTGACCCTGCCGAAGATGACGCCCACCTTGCCCTGCGCAATCAGGGTGATGGGGTCTGCGCCATGCAGCGCCCACGCCGCGGCGTTTACATCGGGGTGGAACACCTTGGGCAGGGCGTACTGCCAGCCCGCAAAGGGGGGCGAAAGGGTATTATTGTATATCCCTGTCCACGTATCGGTGGCGTCGGGCGCAAACGCCATGCAGCGCACATAGCTGTGGTTGGAGGCGCGGATGATGAGCACGCCGCAGTAGGTGCGCGGCGCGTCTGTGATATGGTCGGCATCCCCCGCGCCGCTGCGCAGCATAAGCACCGCGTCATCGGGCATTGCCCCGCACACCTGCGCCATGGTCACCGGCCCCGTAAGCCCCAGCTGGGAAAGCGCGCTGTAGGTCTTGAGGTTGTGGGTGGACGCGTCCGCCTTGGCGGCGACGTCCGCCCGCGAGGCGCCCTCCACCACGCAATCCGCGTGGGTGTAGGGGTAGAAGGTGCTGCCGTCCTTCTTCAATGTACCTGTAGGGATTGCCATGGCGCATTCCTCCTTTTCTATCCGCAATACCTGCGCGCAGGGGGCGCTGCGCCCCTTTGGGGTGGCGGGCCAAGCGCCTGCTGCTTTTGTATCGGTGTGCCGCACTGGCGCGGTAGAGGTTGACGCGCAGCGCATCTTTGCCGGTGCGTGGGTGGGCGCTAGGAGCGGACGCGCCGCCCGTCCCCCGTGCCGCCACGCGGGAAGCGCGCCTTTATCGGTGCGCACACCCGCGCGCGTCCCCTTTGCACGCGCCCCGCGCGCCTTTATCGGTGCGCACACCCGCGCGCGCCCCCTTTGCACGCGCCCCGCTCCGGTATCCCCGCGCGCTGTCACAATCCGTGCCGCACACCCACGCCCGTCCCCTCTGCACGCGCCCCGCGCGCCTTTATCGGTGCGCACACCCGCGCGCGCCCCCTCTGCACGCGCCCCGCTCCGGTATCCCCGCGCGCTGTCACAATCCGTGCCGCACACCCACGCCCGTCCCCGCTCCGGCCACCGGCGCCGCCCTTACGCGCCCGTGATATAGGTATAGGTCGCGTAGATGTACTGCGTCCGCGTGCCGTCCGCGTAATTGGGCAAATCGCCGTAGGTCAGCGACGCCAGGGGGTAGACGATCACGATGCGGCCGGAAGGATCCAGCATCACGCCCGATGCGGTGGGGCGGCTGTAGCTGCTGATGAGCACGCACCCGCCGATCCACGTGGTGGCGCAGGGCGCGGCCACATCCGCCGGCAGCCCGCCGACGATCATGTTCTCGCCCGCGTAGGGCGCAAGATCCCCCTTGAAGCCCACCATAAACGTGACGGTGGCCTGCCGCCCCACCTTGGCATAGTGGCCCACGGTTGTCACGTAGGTAAGGTTGGGGATTTTCGCCCCGTTTGCGACCATGTGGGGCTTCCAGGCGCCGTAGCTTGGCAGGTGCACGGCTTGCCAGCCGCTGAAGTTGGGGGTGGCCTCCGCGCTGTAGGACGCGCGCCAGCAGGTGGTGGGGTCGCCGGGGCTGTAGGCGTAGCACTGGGTGTAATCGGGGTTGTCCTGTTTGGTGATCTGCACCGTGCAGTAGCCCTGCGGCGCGTCGGAGATATAGTCCGCGCGCGTCTCCGCGCTCAGGATGCGGGCCGTGGATCCCGCCGGCATGGCGGCGATCACCTGCTGCATGCTCACCGCGCCGGATAGGCCCAGCTGGGAGAGGAACGCGTAGCTTTTGATGTTGTGGCTGGCGGCGTCCGCCTTGGACGCCAGCGCGGATGCGTCCGCCTTGGGCGCCAGCTTCTCCGCCAGCTGCGCGTCCACATACGCCTGGATGGTGGGCAGCACCTCGGGGGATTCCCCGCCCACGGTCGCGCCCAGCTCGCAGGTGAGCACGTCCATCGCATCCAGCCTGGCCTTATCCTCTGCGGGCATAAAGCCCGCCTCGGCCGCTGTCGCGCCGGGGTGGGTGTGGTTGGTCACATCGCCCGTGTCCCCCTTGGGCCCCTGCGGCCCCTGCGGGCCGGTAAGGCCTGTGTCCCCCTTTTCGCCCTTATCCCCCTTCTCGCCCTTGTCCCCCTTGGGGATGCCCATGTTGAGCACCGCGCAGCTGGGCTGGGTGGATGTGTTGGTCGCATAGGCGGGCGTGCCCGGCGCGAGGGTCTCCACCGCGCCGATCTGCATCGTCACGGCCAGCGCGCCCTCCCGCTTTGCCGCGTCCACCACGGCCTGGGCGTCCGATACCGCCTGGATGGATTTGGCCGTCTCCCCGCGCACCAGCGTCAGGTACTGCTCCAGCACGGACTTGGGCGGCTCCCCGCTGCCCGATACGCTCCTGCGCACGTAGATGGACGCCGCCGGCAGCTTGATGATGCGGTTGCCCGCGGCGTCCTGGCCGTGCACCTCCAGCAGCAGCTCCCCCGCCGCGGCGGTAAAGTCGCCCGTCACGGCCCATGCCAGGCGCACGCCATCCGCGTCCACGGATTTTTCCAGCGGGCGCTCCACCAGCGTGCCAAGATTTGATGATGCGCGGATGGTGAAGTCCAGCGCCGCCAGTTCATTCCCCTCATATAGCAGCGGCAGGTCGAACGATATCGTATCGACGCCCGTCTCCCCCTGCACCAGCACCTCGCGGATGGGTGTGGTATCGATTGTCTTGCCATGGATGGGTAAATGCACCGCGTAATGCCCCCCTCTCTCGTGTGTGTCGTGTGCCGCCCTTGGGCAGGGCGGGGTTTGTGAGGCGCGTGCCCGCGCGGGATGGTTTGCGTCCGTCCCCTGGCCGTTTTATGGGCGCGGCGCAAGGTTGCCCCTTTGCCGCGTTGTTTTGCGTCCGTGCCCCCGGCCTTTTCGCGCGTCCGCGCGCATTTCGGCCCGCGCGCGGGATGGTTTGCGTCCGTCCCTGGCCGTTTTATGGGCGCGGCGCAAGGTTGCCCCTTTGCCGCGTTGTTTTGCGTCCGTGCCCCCGGCCTTTTCGCGCGTCCGCGCGCATTTCGGCCCGCGCGGGATGTTTTGCGTCCGTCCCTGGCCCACCCCTGCGCGCCCGCGCGATTCTACGTCTATTCCCTGGCCTTCGGCGGGGCGGGGGCCTAAGATTGCCCCCTTGGTTTGTGCCTGTGCGGGATGTTTTGCCTTGACCGTCGCAACATAGGGCTGGGCCGCTACCCCTTGACGCGCCCGCAGGGTGGGTCTTTTCGGCGCGTTGCGCGCCCGCCCGCGTGGGGTGCTGCGCCTGCCTCGCGCGCCCCGTCCGGCCCGTTTGCATGTCCCCGCGCGGGCAGTTTTGCGTCCGTCCCCATCCCTTGGGTACCCCCGCGCCCGCGCGCCTGCCCCGCAAAGATACTGTAGCTATCTACCGTATTCCGCCCGCAAGGTACTGCCGCCCCGCAAGGGCACTGCAGCTATCTACAGTACCCCCTACCGGCGGCGGCCCAGCTGGCGCGCGCGATCCCGCAGCTGCCGCAAAAACAAATCTTCCGCCAGATCGGACGCGCCCTGCGACAGGGCGCCCAGCGCCCCTTTTGCGCGCTGCTGCGCGTCATCCGATCCCGCGCGGCGCGCCGCGTCGCGCCGCTGTCCGTAAGCGGCGGCGATATCCGGGGCCCTGCCCAGCGCATCCGCCACGCGCGCGGCCGTGCCCGCGCCCACGCCCAGACTTTTGAGCAGGCTGCCCGCGCCGCCGGCGATCCCATGGGAGAGCCCCCCGCTGAGCCCCGCGCGCGCAAGCGCGCTTGCCGCATCCCCCGTCACACGCGCGGCGGGGTTGTCTGTGCGCGCCTGCAGCCGCTGTCCGTACTGCACCTGGCGCAGCCCCTGCTCGGCATCCCGCCCAAAAAGGCCCGTGCCCGCGATATCCGCCGCAAAGCCGTTGGCCCCCTCCAGCGCGCGTGTAAAGGCCACGCGGCCCACCTCATCGGACGGGCTGCGGTAGAGGTCGGGGTCAAGGCGGAACCGCATCATGGTGGAGACGTTGCCCTTGCTTTCGGCATCCAGGTCGCGCCATCGCGCGGCGGGCTGGATGCTGTATTCCTCCACAAGTTCCCGGCGCTCGGCGGGGGTCATGCCGCGGCCGGCGGCGCCGCGGCGGATCTGCGCAATATCGTAGTAGAGCGCGGTATCGGGCGCGGCGGCGGTGTCATACCCGTTTTCCCGGATGAACACCCTGTAGGCGTCCAGCATATCGGGCGCGACACGCGCGCCGTAGACGCGCCGCAGGGGGGCGGTGGATACGCTTTTGCCATCGACCTGCACCGTATCGGGCAGGGGTACTTTGCGCGCGTCGTACGCCGCGCCATAGGCGTCCAGCAGCATGGCCTGGGCGCTTTGCTCCTCATCCTGGGTGACCCCTTTGGGCAGCACGCCGTCCATGAGCGCCTGCTGCACCTGGCCGTAGTCCACCTTCAGCGCGCCGCGTCCGTCAAAGAGTGCCTGCCCCACCTTGCCCGCCGTCCAGCGATCCAGCGCCTCCCGCTCGCGCAGGATGCCCTCGGCGTTGCGCGCGGCGTGCGCGTAGGCAACGCGGTTGTCCCGCTGGGTGATGCGGTTCTGCTGCAGGCGCGTGTGCGCGTCCAGCAAAGGGGTGTCCGGCCGGCCGGGGATATCCGCGCGCGGCGCTTGCGCGCGCACGGACGCGGGGATGTCCACCTCCAGCACGTCCATGATGCCCATGGGCGCGAACTGTGTCTGCTCCCGGATGTAACGCCGCGTCTCGCCGCTGTGGTAGCGGCGGGCGCTTTGCGCGGCATTTGGGGCGCGCGCGTCGCGTTCGCTGCGCATCTCCACCTGCACGGGGCCCCCCGGGGACACGCCGCGTGCGGGCGTCCAGCCCTCCTGCGGGTTTGCCCGGGCGGACGCGCGTGCGGCCCCTTGCGCGCCTGCGGCGCCGTACACCTCGTCCACCCAGCGGCGCGCGGTGGCCTGGGCGCTTTGGCCCCCCTGTGCTGCCCGCGTCCTGCCGGACGCGTCCGGTCTATACGCCTGCTGCCCATCCCCCCGGGGCTGTACGTCTACCGCGTAGGCCAGCCCCCCGCCGGGGCCGCCCATCCGCGCGCTTGGGATATACGGCGCGCGCGCGTCCGGTCTATACGCCTGCTGCCCATCCCCCCGGGGCTGTACGTCTACTGCGTAGGCCAGCCCCCCACCGGGGCGCCCCATCCGCGCGCTTGGGATGTACGGCGCGCGCGCGTCCGGTCTATACGCCTGCTGCCCATCCCCCCGGGGCTGTACGTCTACCGCGTAGGCCAGCCCCCCACCGGGGCGCCCCATCCGCGCGCTTGGGATGTACGGCGCGCGCGCGTCCGGTTTGCGCCCCAGCCGTCCGTCCCCCTTGGGCACGATATCCACCAGGTAGGGGATGCCCCCGCCGGGGCGCTGGTTGCGCCAACTGCCCTGCGCCGCGGGCGTCTGTTGCATGCTCGCGGTGCGCGTCTGTTGCGCGGTGTGCGTCTGTTGCGGCTTCGGCCCATCCCAGATGCGCCTGCGCAGCGCCTCATAGTCCGCGTTGAGCGGCAGGTACTTATTGTGTAACGCCATGGCCCTGTTTCCCCCTTTTTTATTCGCCCTGCAGGTAGTAGTACGCCGAGGACATCTTCTGTGATTTGGTCGGGATGGAGGCGGCGATGCCGTGCAGGTAGTTGTAGTCCGCGTCGCTCAAGCGGTACTTGGCGTTCTGCTTGCGCAGGTAGTTGAAGGCGTCCTCGTAGCTGGGCATGGCGCGCAGATCGCGCGCGATCGCGCCCTGGATGGTGTTATCCTGCGCTGCGGCGGGGGCGGCGCTGCGGCGCGGCGCGCTGCGCGCGGCGGCCCCTGCGGCGGCCTGCTGCCGGGCCATCTGCGCGCGCTGCAGGGCCATGTTCGCCTCAAACTGATCCTGCTGCTGCTGCGCCTGCGCGTTGAACTGATCCACCTGCAGCCTGGTCTGGTTGTTGAACTGATCCACCTGCAGCTTGATCTGGCGCTGCTGGTTGGCAAGCTCGTCCACCTTGGCCTGTATCTGGATGGCGCGGGTGATATCAAAGCTGGCCAGCGCGTCATTGAGCTGCTTGGTGGTCAGCGCGATCTGGGAGGCGATGGCGTCCTGCCGGGTGGCGTAATCCCGCTGCAGCTGCTGCACGCTGCGCGCCTGGTTATCGGAGACCTGCTGGCCCATCTGCACGGCGATGGTGGAGCGCGCAAGGCCGCGGCCCAGCGCCTGGTCGCTGGTGCGGCGGCGCATATCGTCGTACTGGCGGTTGATTTCGCCCAAATCCCTGTCCCTGCCAACCTCCAGCGCCTTCTGCTGGTTGTTGAAGGTGTTGATGGCGCTTTCGGCGGACTGTTTGGAGGCGAGCTTCTGCTGCTCCACAAGCGGGTTTACGGCGTTTTCCGCCTGCTGGCGCATCTGGGCGTCGGTGAGGTAATCGTAATCGATAAACCCGCCTGTGATGGTGTATTTGCTGCCGCTGGACGAGGAAGCCATAGAACAATTCCCCCTTACTTGGTGTAGTTGACGTCGAGCGTGGCCCACCCTTCAAAGATCAGGTAGGGCGATCCGCCCGGCGCGTGGAACAGGATGCCCGCGGCGCTGCCATCGCGCATGCGTTCCGCCACCCAGGTGGGCAGGCCGACGGTCTGCTGGCTGCCCCAGGCAAACGCGCCGATCTGGCCGATGGCCGCGCCCAGCGCGGGCTCCGCGTTGCCCGCGGGGCGCGACGCGTAGTTGTGGGTGTAGGCGTAGAGCGCGCCCGCGGCGCTGGAGCCGCCCTGGCTTCTGCGGCGGATGGTGAGGGTGACGGCGTTGATGGTGGCGCCCGCCAGGGTGCTGCGGATGCTTGCGATGTCAAAAAAGATCATGCCTTTGTGGTTGCCGTAGCCCTGGTAATTGCCCTGGTAGATGTAGGCGTTGGGCTGCCACTGGGAACCGCCGCTGACGCTTGTGGTGCGCCAGGATTTGGTATCCGTGCTGCGGAAGTTTGTGGTATGCTCCCTTTTCGGCGGCGGGGGCGGGTTGGGCACGCCGTCGATGACCGCGTCATTTTCGTAGCCCTGGGTGGGCCCCTGGATCACCGCGTCCGCGGCATAGACGGGCCCGCCCGCGGCGATGGGGAAGAGATGGCCGTTCATTTCGCGCAGGCACATGATGGCGCCCTCCGCGGCAAAGAACCTGTTCATCACGCTGCTGCCGTCATTGGCCATGTACGTGCAGTGGGCAAGGCGGGACAGGTGCACGGGGTAGCGCCAGCGCTTGAACACGTTGTTGTAGACGAACGCGGTGCTGAACACCAGGGAGATGGCGTTGCTCTCGGTGCTGGAGGCGTAGTTGCCGCCGCCGTAGAAGTGGCAGCCGACGATCTCCACGCGCGGGCAGTAACTGACCGTGATGCCGTGGCCGGCGGCGCTGTCTTCAAAGCGGCCGATGCCGATGCTGTCAATCTTGATCAAGGGCTGATTGTGGTTGATGAACAGCTGCCGGATGTAGGGGCGCGGGGTGGAACCGCTGCGGATGGTGATGCTGCCCGTGCCCAGAAAGCCCGCGATGGCGACCACCTCGTCGTAGAAGATATTGGGGTAGAGGTGGATGGCGATATCGTGGTTGATAACGCGTGGCAGCTTGTCCAGTATCGCCTGCACGGACGTGTTGGCGTTGGCCCAGTTGGATCCGTCGCCATCCGGCTTGCCGTACTGCGCTGTTTTGGCCACGTAATAATCGCGCGCGCCGGCGGTCATCAGGGGCCGCCCCGCCAGGGACATGCTGTTTTTCACCGTCAAATCCGTGGCGGTCACGTCCTCGGCCAGCAGGTTGTCAAAGCCCGCCTCGTCGGCGCTCATGGTCATGGCGGGGCTGCCGTCCTCGCGCAGAAACTCAAACACCATGCGCTTGCTGCGGAAGTTGATCAAGTCCTGCAAAATGGTGATGGCGGAGGTGCGCAGCTCGTTGCTACCCGGGGTGTAGCCGGTGGCCTTCTCCCCCTCCTGCAGCATCACCTCGTACCAGCCCACGCCGCCCGCGCCGCCCGATGTGTTGACGCAGGCAAACTGCAGCCACACCTGCCGCGCCTGTGCGGGCGTCTGGAAGGTGTAGCTGTAGCGCTTAAACGGGCCGTCCGATGCGGTGAGGTTCTCCAGCGCCACAAACGTGGTGTCAGCCTCGGTGTGGGCGGGGTCGCTCACACACCGCACCAGCACCCGCAGCTTGCACGCCCCCTGCTGCTTGGCCTTAAAGCAGAGCGTATACTTGGTTTGGGCGAACACGTCCATGCGCGCACTTGTGGCGCCCTTAGCCGCACCCAAAATGCCAAAGCACAGCGGCAGGCCCTCTTGCGTGGAACTTGCCGCCACGATGGTGTTGTCCGCCTTGATCTTGCAGAGCGTCGCCCCCGTCCAGTCCTCGGTGCCGAAGCGGGCGTTGCTGTTTTGCACCAGGTTCTGCCCGCCGATCTGGCCCACCGCCAAGGTGATGCTGTCCGCGTGCTGCTGGATCATGGAGGAAAAATTATCCGCGCCCACCTTGCTGTTGATGATGTTCTTCATCGCGCCGGAGAGGTTGGCCATGCCGATATCCCCGCCCACCGCGTAGAACAGCCCGCGCAGCATGTTGTTGAGCCAGTAGAGCGATTCGTCGCTCACATCCGTAATATCCCGCCGCTTTAGATAGCGCGGCGTGCCATCCGCCATGGTGCCCCATCCTTTCCGCGCGCCATCGCGCCCGCCAAACCCGCGCGCCTTGCACATGGGCGCGTGGCGCGCTGGGCGGGGCCCCTGCCGCGCCGCCTGGCCCTGTGCCCTTGCCCCGCGCCGCCGGCCTTGCCCGCATTGGCCCTTTTTCGCGCCCTTGGGCCTTGGTGCGTACCCCCTACTGGGCGGTTTGCTCTTTATGGCCCCCGCCGCGCCCTTGGGCCTTGGTGCGTACCCCCCCACTGGGCGGTTTGCCCTTTATGGCCTTCCAGCCCCTCGGGGGGGTTCCCCCCGCGCCGCCGGCCTTGCCCGCATTGGCCCTTTTCGCGCCCTTGGGCCTTGGTGCGTACCCCCCCACTGGGCGGTTTGCTCTTTATGGCCCCCGCCGCGCGCCTTTTCCCTGCCGCTGGCGGCCCTTTTCCCCGCGCGCCAAATCCGCGTGGCCCTTTTCGCGCCCTTGGGCCTTGGTGCGTACCCCCTACTGGGCGGTTTGCTCTTTATGGCCCCCGCCGCGCACCTTTTTTCTGCCGCTGGCAGCCCTTTTCCCCGCGCGCCAAATCCGCGTGGCCCTTTTCGCGCCCTTGGGCCTTGGTGCGTACCCCCCCACTGGGCGGTTTGCCCTTCATGGCCTTCCAGCCCCTCGGGGGGGTTCCCCCCGCGCCGCCGTGGCTTACACGCCTTGCCCCGCACCCATCCCCTTTTCACCACCCGCGCCCTGGCGCGCTACTTTCTGCGCACCCAGTAGAGCGCCTGGGGGTTCTTCACCGTGAAATCCCCGCCCTGTATGTTGGCAAACGTCATGCACAGCCGCTTGCCATGGCCGAACATCCGCCGCTGCACGATCCGCTCCTGCCGCGCAAGGGGCACGTGGATGGTGCGCGGCATCCCCCCGTCGATGCTGTAGGACACCGCAAGCACCGTGTTCTCCTCGCCGGATACCGTCACATACAGGCTGTCAAACTCCTTGTGCAGCACCGGCGTCTGCACGCCCAGCATATTCCCCGTCCAGTGCGCGGCGATGGGCGCCTCGTCCGCGCCACCCGCCGCGTAGCGCGCCCCCTGCCCGTACAGGAGCAGGTTGCCCTTGTCGTCGCAGTAATAGAGCGCGTCGTCATAGATGAGGAAATCGTTGACGCACAGCCCCGTGCGCACGCCCCACGCTTTGCTGTCAAAGTCGTACTCCAGCACCACGTTGTTCACGTCCGAGCCGTCACACGGGATGGCCAGGATGTAACGCCGCTGCCAGTGCGTGGCCACCGCCCTGTGCACCGCCTGCCGGTTGATGCGGCGGATATATGCCTCGATGCGCTCGGTGGCGAGGGACTCGGTGCGCACGCCGGTGAAGTACGACACCCCATCCCCCGAGAGCAGCACCAGCACGTTGTCGCACACCTGCACACTCTTTGGCGCGATGCCCCCGCGCGCGGCGTACACCTGCTCCACCTGGTAGTTTTCGGGATGCGTGCCCCAGATGCGCCAGATGGAGTGCTGCTTGATCACCAGGATGTCCCCCATGAACACCTGCAGGCCGATGTTGACGTCGCCATCCCACGTGGGCAGGTCGATCAGCGCGCCCGCGGACAGCTCCGCCATGTCCCAGTTTTCCGGATCCATATCGTCGCTGCACTGCACCGCGGTGGGCTGCGCGTCGGGGATCACCCACACCCGCTCGTAGTGCAGGGCGATGTCGCGGGCCTTAGGGGCGTTCGCAAGGTCGGCGAACGTGGCGCCGTCCCACTTTTTGACGGGATCCACGCCGTTGGTCATGATGATCAGGTCGCGCTCGCCCACCTGGTAGTTGATGTACCTGTACACGCCGCCCTTAAGGCCGTTTATAAGCGTGGTGTAGCCCGCCCTTTCGGGGTCGCAGGTATGGATGCCCTCCTGCGTCGCGGCGAGCACGCAGGCGTCCTTGCCCTTGGGGTAGAACTTCATCAGGCTGGTGATGGGCGCGCTGTGCTTGCCGCACGCCGCAAGTGTGGAGCCCTTGCAGCGGCGCAGCACGCCGCCCGTGATATCCACATTGGCCATGTCGCTCGCCACGCCCGGGGCCAGCAGGGAGGGGTCGTTGTGCTGGTCAATACCCTTGGAAAACGCGCGCACCTCGTAGAGCTGCTGGCCCCTGCCCCGGCCCGCGCGCAGCGGCTGCGATCTCATAGGCCAAACCCTCCCTGCCTGCCCATGCGCAGGGGGCCGCGCTGGGGACGGATGCCGTCAAACAGCTCTTTAAACCGGCTGTCCCAGATTACCGCCATGTCGTGCAGGTTGCGCGCGGCAAAGTACTGCGCCGCCGCGTAGTAGGCCAGCATCTCGTGGGGCGCCTGGGCGGGGGAGAAGACGGGCTCGTCAGCGTCCCTTGTAAGGGGGGCGGGCAGTACCTTGCAGTGCACGCGCACCCGATCCCCCTTGCGTGCGCCGCGCACCACGATGGTGTCCGCATCCAGCGCCGCGAAGCGCAGGTAGGCCCCGTTGCGCGTGACGGCCTTTACCCCGATCACCGGCGTTTGCGGCGGCATGATATCATCCACGTCCAGGCGGCCACCCTCGCCCAGCACCACCTCCACGCGCGCGCGCGGCGCGCAGCGCTCCCGCGCAATGCGGAAATACGCGTGGTTAATATCCTGGATCAACGCGCTTTTGAGCGCGCCCGCCTCCTGGTCGGGCAGCACCTCGGTGTTGTCCGTGCAGGCCATGGCCTTCAAGTACAGTTCACGCAGGTTCATGCCATCTCCCCCTTTACACAAATCTCGTGGTAAACGCGTCCCCTGGCACATACTCCTGCGTGACGCTGCGGCGCGCGTAGTCCGCAATCTCGCGCAGCCTGCCCTCGTTTTCGTCCATCACTTTTTGCACGCCCTGCCTGCGCAGCGCCTCGTTGTGCGCGTCCATCTGCGCCACGATCTTCTCCATGCGCTCGATGCGGTGCTCCCGCGCGTAGCGCAGCGCCCGCGCGTCCAGCGCGTCAAACGGCAGTGTCAGGCTGAGCGTATCCGGGAACGTGGCGCTGTCGTGGATTTCATACTTTCCCGCTTTGGTGTTGTACATCACAAACAGGCGCGGGTCTTGCGCCTTGAGGCGCTCCACAATGTAGTAGACGTCGCGCTCAACCGGAATACGGTCTTTTTCAAATACCCCTTCAACCGCCATGGCCCAAGCCCTCCCCCGCGCGCTTCCGCGCTATCTCGCTCTTTCGCTCCCACGCTTCGCGCTATCGCCCCCCGCGCCTTCGCGCCCGCCATTTTATATGGCCCCGCGCCCGCGCCCTGGGTTTCCCACGTTTTTTCACCGCGCGCTTCCGCGCTATCTCGCTCTCCACGCGCGGTTTCTTGTCCCCGCGCGCTTCCGCGCTATCTCGCTCTTTCGCTCCCACGCTTCGCGCTATCGCCCCCCGCGCCTTCGCGCTATCTTTCCCGCTTTCGGCAAAAAAGAGGGCGCCCCGCACTGTGAGGCGCCCGTCCATGTACCGGTGTATGTGCCTGTTACGCCTCAGTAATGCCGGTCAGCTTGCCCTGGGCAATCGGCTGTTCGCAGAGGATATCGCAGTATTTGGCAAGCACCGCCTGGTACACGGTGCTATCCGCCTTGCGGGTGAGCACGCCGCCGCCCTGGTCGATCCACTCCCAGTCGCCCAGCTGGCCGAGGGTGAACGTATCGGTCACAAGCGCGTAGAGGGTGCCCTTGGCCACGTGCTCGCTTGCGTAGATGGGGATGCCGTTGTAGGAGAGCGCCTTGAAACCGCCGGCGATATCCAGGGTATTGACATGGCGCTTGAGGGTGCGTTCCGCGTCCAGGTAGGCGCGGCGCACGCCCAGGGCGCAGACGATGTAATCGACGTCCCTGCCGGTCATGATGCGGATATCGTCCAGCATGGCCTGCAGATCCAGCTCATCCCACGCGCCGCCCACGTTTTTGACGCGGGGGTTGAGCCAGCCGTGGACGGCGCGCGAGAGGCCATAGAGCTTTTCTCGTCCCGCGTCAAAGATGGCCTCCAGGCCGGTGAGCTCGCGGCCGTAGGAGCCCTGCAATGTGACGATATCGGTATCGGCGCTGGTGATGGCGGCGCCGGTGGTGGTGATGGTGGGCGCGGTGTCATCGCGCGTGACGGAGGTAATGCGTCGCCTTGCGCCACCTTGCAGGGGCGTGCCGTCGGCGGAGAGGAAGTCCACCGTCATGCCCTCGTGGAAGGGGCGCCAGTCGTCCACGCCGTGGGTGGTGCCCGCTGCGGTGACCGCCTTGAGGGTGCCCAGCCTGCCGTTGCCATCGCCGTAGAACTGGCGGGCGGTGTTCATCTGGGCGGTTTTGACGCTTTTGTCGATCTCGTCGCCCAGCAGGTTGGCAAAGCCGCCGGCGTTATCCTTGGTGGCCTTGATGGCCTTATCGGAGATCTCGATGGTGCCGTAGAGGTTCTTGGTATCCAGCTCAAACTGTTCGTAGAGGTTGCCGTGGGCGGCGGGCACGGCTGCCTCATCGGAGGCGCCAAAGCCGCCGTTGACGCCCACGCCGATGCCCTTGACGATCTTGCGGCCCACGACGTTGTCGCTGGTCATGCGCATCATGGCAAAGGCGGGGTCAACGTTGAGGTTGAGCTGTTCGCGCAGCGGCTCCAGGTAGAAGTCCTTGAGCGCGCGGTCTGCGGTGATGGTGGTAACGGGCAAAGAAATCAGCTCCTTTACTTATTCCCTGCCGCCAAACAGGCGGGCGGCGAGGGATCGTGCGTCCTTGAGGGATTTGGGCCGCGCCGGGGGCGTGGCCACGGTATCGGTGCGCGCGCCGGGGGCGGCGCCGATGGTCTGGGGGGCCTTGTTGCCGCGCTTGACGTCCTGCAGGTAGCGCTGGATGATGGCGTTTTGGATGCGCTCATCCTGCAGGATCTTCTCTTTGACATCGCTGTCACAGAGCAGCTGCTCCAGCGGGCGGTAGCGCCTGGCGCGCACCGCGTCAAAGGCGCGTGCAAAGCCATCCTCCGCGTCCTTGAGGTTGTGGTCGATCATGTACTGGGTCATCTCCATGCGGATGCCCTCGTCCACCTGGTCGCCGTAGGCGTCCAGGAAATCGCGTGCGCGCTTGGCGAACGCGGCGCGCTTCTGCTCGCGCTCGTAGACGCTGCGCATGGGCGCGACCTGCTCATCCAGCAGCCTGCGCAGGGTGGATACAGGGTCGGCAAGCAGCTGCGCGCGCAGCGCGCCTTCGCCCGCTTCCCCTTCGTCCCCTGTGCCCTCTTCATCCGCCGGTGCGTCCACCCCCTGGCGCAGCTGGGCGTGCGCCTGCATGGCCTGCATGGCCTGCGAGAGCGCCTCCACCTGCGCGCGCAGCTGGGCGATCTGGCTGCCGCTTCTGCCGGCATGCCGCTCCAGCTGCTGGTAGGCGCGCGTCAGCTCCGCCACATTGTTGAACTTGCCCAGGATTTTGCCGGGCGCCCCCTGCTGGGGCGCGTCCTCGGGCATCGCGTCCTCGGGCATCGCCTCCTCGGGCAATGCGTCCTCGGGCAATGCGTCCTCGGGCAATACCTCCTCGGGCAATACCTCCTCGGGCAGCGCGTCCTCGGGCAATACCTCCTCGGGCATCGCCTCCTCGCGCATGGCCCCTTGGCGCATCGCTTCCCCGCGCATCGCCTCCTCGCGCATCGCTTCCTCGCGCATCGCCTCCTCGCGCATCGCTTCCTCGCGCATCGCCTCCTCGCGCATCGCTTCCTCGCGCATCGCCCCTTGGCGCATGGCTTCCTCGCGCATCGCCTCCTCGCGCATCGCCCCTTGGCGCATGGCTTCCTCGCGCATCGCTTCCTCTTCGGGTTCTCCGCCCTGCTGGCGGGCCCGCTCAAACAGCCTGCGTGCGTAGGCCTTGGCCTGTGCCATGGCCTGTGCGGTGGTCTTGCGCGTTTTGTTGCTCGGCATTGGTAGCCCTCCTTTTTCTTACATGCGGTTGTCCAGTGGCGCGCGCCGCGGGCCCACAATCGTGGGTTCTCCGCGCGCGCCCGGGCCGCGGGTGTGCGCCGCTTTGGCGCTGTCCTTTTGCGCTTGCCTGCCGCGCGGTTTGATGGCTTTTGTTCCCCGCGCCGCCTTGCAGCACGGTATACCGCGCAGGCTTGCAGTACGGCTTGCCGTTCTGTCTTACCGCGCCGCCTCGCCTTGCGGGGTTGCCGTTCGGCCTTACCGCGCCGCCTCGCCGTTCGGCCTTACCGCGCCGCCTCGCCTTGCGGGGTTGCCGTTCGGCCTTACCGCGTGGCCTCGCCTTTCGGCCTTACCGCGCCGCCTCGCCTTGCGGGGTTGCCGTTCGGCCTTACCGCGTGGCCTCGCCTTGCGGGCTTGCCGTTCGGCCTTACCGCGCCGCCTCGCCTTGCGGGGTTGCCGTTCGGCCTTACCGCGTGGCCTTGCCATTCGGCCTTACCGCGCCGCCTCGCCTTGCGGGGTTGCCGTTCGGCCTTACCGCGTGGCCTTGCCTTTCGGCCTTACCGCGCCGCCTCGCCTTGCGGGGTTGCCGTTCGGCCTTACCGCGTGGCCTCGCCGCGTTTTTGGGTCTTCCCGCCCCGTATCCGCGCGCCGCGGGCCCACAATCGTGGGTTCTCCGCGCGCGCCCGGGCGTCTACGCCCCGCCCGGCGCGTCAGGCGGCGCGGGGGCCGCATCCGGCATGCCCATGCGCATCACGCGCTGGTTCTGGGCCACCTGCGCGGCAAGCTTGGTCTGCTTGAAGCGCCTGTGCATCTGGATGTGCCGCGCCAGCTGCCCCTCCACTTGTGGGGCGCGGGCCTTGCCGCGGCTGTACGCGCCCGATAGGAAGAACGCCGTGTGCTCCTTGATGTGGATATCGTCGTCGTCCAGCTCGGAGATTTCCGGCTCGCGGCCGAAGTCCACCAGGTCGATGGCCTCGTTGCGCGCGCGCTCGGCGTGTTTGGCGTCGATATCGCCGGTCATCTCCATGGCGCCGAAGTGGAACGCGGATAGGATTTTCTCCCGCGCGTGCCCATCCAGCGCGCCGGTTGCGGGGTCGTTGAACACGCCCAGCTGCAGCAGCTGCAATATGGTTTGGCGCACCTGCGCGGGGGTTTGGGCCAGCTCGTTTTCGGTATCGAACACCACGTCGTCGGAGGTGATATCGTTCCTGCTCCACAGCAGCACGCCGGCGCGCGGCTGGTCGCCGACGAGGCGATCCATGCGCTTGTAGGTGGCGAACTGTTTATAGAGGCGGAGCCATTTTTTGCCCACATCCAGCATCATGGCGCGCAGGTGCTCGGCGGTGAGGGAAAGGCGGGTGTTGTCCTGTTCCTGCAGCAGCTCCAGCGCGATGCCGCTGGTGACGCCAGTGGGCGCGCTGGAGTTGCGGGAGACCTCCGATACGCCGGAAACGGCGATAAACTCCTGTTTCAGGCGCGCGGCCTCGTTGAACATATCGGCGGGGACGCTGCCCATATTGAGCATCTGTGGGGGCTGATTGCCGGCGCGGTAGGAGAGCACGGCGCCGGGCTGGAGGCCGTAGAGCAGGTCTTCCTCATCGACGCTGCCGTCCTCGGCGGCGACCACGCCGATGGCGATGCGCGCGATGGCCTCGTGGATGCGGTTGATCACGGCGTTGTAGGCGCGCTGGATGGGGATGCAGCGCTCGATGACGGAAATGCCGAAGAAGCAGCCGGGCCGCTCGATGCACAGCGTCTGGGAGAAGGGCAAGCCACGGCGGGCGTCCTCGCCCAGCTTGTAGGGCAGGGCGCTGTAGTGCAGCAGCTGGCCGCCGGCGGTGATGATGAGGCGGCCCTGGGGGTAGGTGGCGGAGGGCATCTCGTAGAATTCCAGCACCACCTCGGCGTTGTCGCGTTTGGAGAGGGCGGCCTGCTGGACGTTGTTGAGGTAGCCGAGGCCGCCGACCTTGATGCCGCTGTTTTTGAGGCCGAAGACGTCCACCTGGCGTCCGGGCAGCGGGACGCCCCAAATGGCCCGGATGTCGTCGACGTGGTAGGCCTTGGCATGCAGGATGCTGCGCTGCTCGGCCATGGGCAGGGCGCAGGATTCGGGGTAGATTTCAAAGGGGGAGCAGACCGAAACGGCGATATCCCCCTCGTAGATATCCGCATCCAGCGCGAGGCGCGCGCCGCCGCGGGGGTTCCACACGGATTTGATGAAGCCCGAGCCGGTGATCTCCGCCCAGGAGGCGGCGCTGCGGCGCAGGCGGGGCATGTCGCACTTGGCGTGCGTGGCGTCCAGCACGCGGGTGCTGACCTGCGCGGCGGAGACGTCGTCCATGTCGGATGTAGCGGGGCGCACGCGCAGCTTGGGGGCGATCTGCCCCAGCTTGGCCAGGCGGGTCTCCACAATGGGCGCGATGTGGTTATAGGTGTTTTGCAGCTGCCAGTCGTACAGGGGCGCGATGGGGACGATGTCCCCCACCCCCTCGACGATATCGCAGTGCTGGTAACCCATCAAAAAGTTGTTATTGAGCCGCCACTGCATCTCAAAGGGGAGGCGTTCGGCGCTGCGGCGCTGGAACTCCCGCTCCACCTCCGCCACCAGCGCGGCGCGCGCGCGGGGGCTGTCGGCAGCGTCGTCCACGCCCGTGACGGGCTGATAGGCGTTCTGGTCGGGCGGGATATCCTTGGCGCTGTAGTAGCCGCCCACCACCAGTTGAACCTTGGTCATTGTAGCCACGCACCTCCACCTGTAATAAAGTCCTGCAGATTGCGGCGGGCGCGCGCGTGCAGCGCGGCCATAAAGGTGCCGCTGGGGCCGGAGGCCCCTTGCCCGGCGCCGGGGCGTTTTTCTTTTCTACAAGCACTATCCGGGCTTCCCGCGCCACTGACCCGCCCACCCGAAGGGGTTTGCACTTCATCGGGGCCGCCCGGGCGCATTGCCCCGCCGTCGGTGTCATCCGGGCTTCCCGCGCCACTGCCCCGACCGCCCGAAGGGGTTTGCACTTCATCGGGGCCGCCCGGGCGCATTGCCCCGCCGCCGGTGCCAACCGGGCTTTCCGCGCCACTGGCCCGACCGCCCGAAGGGGTTTGCACTTCATCGGGGCCGCCCGGGCGCATTGCCCCGCCGTCGGTCGCCTCGATCCCCTGGCCTCGCGCGCCGTTGTAACCAAACAGCCCGCGTCCCCATTTGCCGGTGCGTCTTTCCCCGCCGCCGGTGCCAACCGGGCTTTCCGCGCCACTGGCCCGACCGCCCGAAGGGGTTTGCACTTCATCGGGGCCACCCGCCCCCGTGCCGGTCTCCTCGGCCCTCTGCGCGGTCAAGTCCGAACCATCCCGCCTTGCGGCAGCGCCATATGCGCGTTCACTGCCGCGCCGCGCTTCCAGCACCGCCACACGCTTTTCCAGCGCGCGCAACCGCATGCACAGCGCAAAAGCCGCGCCCAGCGCGCCGCACGCCATAACCATAGAAACGCTTGCCCATACAATCATGCGCCCGCTCCCTCTTCTTGTTTTGCGGAAGACGCGCCCGCAGCCCTGCGCCCTGCCGCGTGACCGGCCCCATTGGCCCCGCCCGCGGCGCGCGCCTTCCCCGCGCGGGCTTTCTTCCCGCCGCTGGCCTTTTCCACGTGATCCGTGACGCCTTCCCCAACAGCCGCGCTTGCCTTCCCAGCGCCGCTTACTGCTTTCTCCTCATCACAAACCGTGCCGCTTCTCGCGACACATCGCTCAGGGTATCCCGCGCCGTCTTTCTCGCTCTACGCCTTCCCCGCGCGGGCTTTCTTCCCGCCGCTGGCCTTTTCCGCGTGATCCGTGACGCCTTCCCCAACAGCAGCGCTTGCCTTCCCAGCGCCGCTTACTGCTTTCTCTTCATCACAAACCGCGCCCATGACGCCTTCCCCAACAGCCGCGCTTGCCTTCCCAGCGCCGCTTCCAGCCTTTCCTTCGCCACAATCCGCGCGGCATTTCGTACCACTATTCGCGGCATTTCCAACGCTGCAATGCGCACCACAATCCGTCCCGCTTCCCGCAGGGCAGCCGCGTTCATCCCCCCGCGCGGCCCGCGCTTCGCCCCCGTCCCCGCCTTCGGACACCTCCCGCGCGGCCACGGTTGCCGCGCCCACCTGGCAGATATCCCGCAGGCACACCGCGCACACGTAGAGCTCCGCGCCCCTGCGCCGGTCGCCGCGGTACACCTCGTAGTCCGCCTTGCGGTGGCAGCGCGAGATATCACAGCCCACGCGCACCGCCGCTTTTGCAATGTAGAGCTTATCCATATTACGTGATCCTCCTGTTTCTGCGCGCCGCAGCGATCAGGCGCTCTTTGTGCAGCGCGATGGCGCTTTTGGGGGGAGCTGGTTCGCGGTAAGGCTCCGGCCTGTTCATGATGTAGTAGCGCAGTTCGTCCATGGCGTGGTCGTTGACCTTCTGGGGGGCGTCCTCACCGATGGCCCAGCGGTAGGTCTGCATCTCCCGGATCATGTGGGGGCAGGTGCGGAAGATAAACAGCCTGGGCTTGCCGCGCGGCCAGGCGGCGGCATCCTGGGCGGGGCGCAGTTTGAGGTACTCCTTGACGCGCTGGATGCCGGTAAATTTGTCTTTATTGACGCGCAGGTTGGGGATGATCCCGTGGTCATAGAACAGCTCGGCCACGCTGCGCTCGGCCGCGAGGGTGTGTTGGCTTGCGGCGCTGTCCATCAGCGCGCGGAGGCGCCCCTTGCCATCGCGGGGCCAACCGAGCTGGCGTGCGATGGCGTCGATGGCGCAGGCGTGCTCCTCCACCATGGCGCCCGCGCGGTAATGCTCGGCGACGACGTAGACGTTGCCGTCCCCATCGCAGGCGTAGAAGTGGCAGGAGAGGGGGTTGGTAAAGCCGGGGTCGATGGCGATGTTGTCATACCAGGCGTGGGGCACGTCAAAGGGGTCGATCACGTGGGTATCGGGGGAGAACGCGTTGTACACCAGGCCAGCGAGGCCGGCAAAGCGGCCGTACTGGCGCGCCTCGCGCTCTTGGGGGGACATGGTGGCGACCAGGCGGGCGATCTCCTCGCCGCGCAAAAAGGGGTTATCCTCCCACTGCATGCTCTGGCACCACACCTCGGGGTCTTGGGGGAGGTTGAGGTAGATCACGTCATGCACCCAGGTCAGGCCCATCAGCGGGGTCATGGTGCCCCAGATATCCCCCTGCCGGTCGATAACGCGCATGGCGCACTCCTCATAGATTTCACGCGGGGGCTCCTCGTCGAACCACACGTAGTCCAGGCTGGTGCCCTGGAACTTGGCGCGGCCCTGGTCGCAGGATTTGAAGCCGATGCGCGACACCCCGCCGTGGACGGATTTGACGTCGATAAAGTCAATGGTGCCGTTTTCGGGGTCATCTTTGCGGCCCTGGCGCATGACCACATCGGATATCCACTCGCGGCGCAGGTAGGAGAGCACCTTTTTCTGGGCGACGTCGCGCTGCACCTCATTGGTGAGGGACACCACCCACCCCTGCGTGGGGCGTTCGATCTTGCGGTGGGGGTGGTTGCCGCGGGCAAAGTAGACCACCTCCACCGCGCCGCACTCGGTTTTGCCGGTGCGGTTGCCGCCGAACACCCAGCGGTTGCGTTTGGGGCACTGGTGGAAGGCCAGCTGCTTGTGGTGCACGCGGGGGCCGGTGTTGTAGTAGTCCAGCCGCCAATCCGCGCGCCTGCGCTCCAGCTCGGCGGCCAGCATGCGCATTTTGTCCAGTGTCACGCGCGCGTCCTGTGTCCGCATCCAACCGCCCCCCTTTTGCCCCGCTTTTGCGCCTGGCGTTTTATGCCCTGAAACCCCGCCGGGCCGGGAGCTTGCCCTTGCGCGCGTCGGACTTTTACACCGCGCGCCTCCTGCGTGCTTTTACGTCTCCCCGCGCCGGGCCTTGCCTCCCTGTGGCCCGGGCCGGGAGCTTGCCCTTGCGCGCCTCGGGCTTTTACGCCGCGCGCCGTGCGCGCCTTCCCGCGCTTCGCAACCCTTTGCGCGCCCCGCTCTTTTACGTCTCACGCTTCCGCCCCCCGCGCCGTTTGCGTTCCAGTGCCCGCACGCCTTGCCGCGCGCCTTCCCGCACTTTTCGCGCCCGCGGCTTCCACCCCGCCCCGCGCCAGGCTATCCCGCCCGCTACTATCCCTCCATCACGTGCTGGGCCAGGCGCGCAATGTGTGCGCGCAGCTCTTCATCCGATAGCCTGCTGATATCCACATCGTCCACCATGATGCCGCCGGTGTGCTCCACCTGCTGCCGCGCGGAGAACTCATCCGCCGCCCTGCGCTCCAGATACCACTGCGAGAGGGATTTATCGCCATTGCACAGCGCGGCGTAAAGATTCTTTTTGGCCAATATGCGGGGCTGCTGCTTGAGCAGCTCCTTGCGTTGCAAAAAGTCCGGATGCGCGTGCCCGTAATTGTAGAGCGTGCCGGGGGAGATATCCGCCAGTAGACAGGCTTCGCGGTCTGTCATGCCCTGTAGGAATGCCTCCTCCAGTTTTTGCAGCACCGCCTTGTCCACCACTTTGGGGCGGCCGACGCCTGACCTGGCGCGCGGCTGTCTGGTGCCGCCATCCGTATTTGTGGGCACATGCCTCACCCCCTTTGACGCCCGTGGATGCAAAGGGAGCCGGACGCGCGTCCGGCTCCCTTTGTGATGCGCGGTGATATCTGTCCTCGCCCCGTTGCCCTGTGGCGCGCGGCATCCGGGGCGTACCCGCAAAAGGCGCGCCGCCTACCCTAGCAGGCGCGCGCTTTGTTGCCAACTATCTGCATCGTAACACAAGAAAAACGGCAAAAAGCGGCCACATTTACCCGCGGATGTAAAATCAGCATGCGCGGGGCCCACGGCGGGATGGCTGTTGGGACAGTGCGGCGCGGCGTGATGGCGCGGCGTGTGCAAAGCGCCGTTAGGGCGGCGCGGAGAGGTCTTTTTCCCGTCTGCCTCCGCGCGCCGGGTACAAAGCGCCGTTAGGGCGTAGTGGCGCGGCGCATGCGGCGCTTGGGAAATACGTCCCCCGCGCGCACAATCTGCAGCGGGCCGTCGCCCTGCCGGACACGCAGACGGGCCCCCTACCGTACACATCCGCACGGCAGGGCGTCACAAGGGCATAATCCCCCCACCTGCCAGCATATCCGCGAGGGTATCGAGCATGCCGCGCTCCACCTTCTTCGCGTGATCCGGATCATAGCACATGCCCGCCCCTACCATCACCCAGCTCTTGCGCTCGTAGTAACGCAGATAGGCGAGCCGCCGCTGCTCTGGCGGCAGATCGTCAATCAGCACATCCAGCGCACGCTTGCGCGCCATCACGTCCCTGACCTGCAGCGCCAGCGCGTCCATCGCCTGCCGGTAGCTGTCGCATATCCGCTGCACTGCCGCCTGGGTGGCGTCGCCCCTGTGCCCGCCGCGCGGCATCCCCGTGATGCGCTGGGCACCCAGGGTATCGCGCGCCTCGTCAGCCATCCGCCCCAGCGCGGCAATCTGCGCCTGCTTGCTTCTGCACAGGTCGATGGCCTGCCCCCACTCCCACAGCGCGCGCCGCACGCACGCGCGCCTGCGGCGCAGCACGTCCCCCTCTTCCATACTACACCCCCCATGTTGCCTTATCTCTTCCGTCTTCACCGATCCCCGGCGCGCACCCGGGCCTTGCGCCTGCCTGGCAATCTTTGCATCGCCGCGCGCGATGGGAAGCGCCCTGCGTTCCCTGCCCGCCTGCTCCGCCGTGCCTGCGCCCGGGGCAACGGGGCGGGAGGAGAAATGGCGCGTCTGCCATAGTGATCCCTGGCGGCTTGCGCCTGGCGCGCATGGTGCGGAGCATCAGGGCCGTTTTGCAACCTGCGCACTTGCCCCTCCGCCCACGCGGCACGGTGGCGCCTTCTCCTGTTTGATGCAGAGGGATACAGCCCACCCGTGCCCACGCGCTTTTTTACATCCTTCCGCGCACGCACGGCACCGTCTTCTACCGTCCGGTATGGACAATGCGGGCTAGCTTGCCCGCCCGGCCCGCTCCCTTTGCCCCGCACCGCCAGCCCTACGCCCGGCGCGCACCTGCCCCGTCCCCTGTCTGCCTGGCAATCTTTGCATCGCCGCGCGCGATGGGAAGCGCCCTGCGTTCCCTGCCCGCCTGCTCCCGTCTGATGCGCAGGGGCAGGGCCTGGCTGCCTTCTTCTCCGTCCTGCCCCCGCGCGCTCACCCGTCCGCCGCGCCGGGCGCGTCCTGCTGCGCCCATGGCGTGGTGTAGATATCCTCCAGGCTGTCGCTGCGCTGGTCGTACCGGTTGCCATCGAGCTGCTTGCGCGGCCCATCCGCGCGGGGCGGGGCGTCCGCCTGATCCTGCTGGCGCGCCAGCCATCCCGTTACAAAGCGCAGGATGCCACGGCGCGTCTTGCGGCGCTGCGGGTTGGCCAGCAGCCATCCGCGCATGCTGCGCAGCTGCTGCGCGATATCCACCTTCGGGTAGAGCGCCTGCCACCCGGCAACCTGCGCATCCGTGAGCGCGTACTCGGATTGATCCGCAAGTGGCAAACGCGCCACCTCCAGCGCGGCGGCGGCGCCTTCGCCGCGCCCCTTATCTGGATTGGGATTGGATGCGGATTGGGATTGGATTGGATTGCGGGCGCATGTGCAATCATCTGCAATCATCTGCTTGCAGATGCGCGCATCGGGGAGGGACAGGCCCTCCTCCGGGGCGGGGTACTTGCTTCTTTTGGAGCGGATCTGCTGGTGGCGCTCCCACGTTGCCAGCTGCAGGTACGGCCGGTTGTCATACGTATAGACAACCACCATGCCTGCCGTCCTCAACGCATCCAGGGCGTCCATGATCTGCCGGTGTGTCACGCTCTTGAGGGGGAACAGCCGCGCCCGCAGGATTGGCGCCCGGGCGTCCATGCGCCCGTAATCATCGCAATTGACGATTAACCGGTAGAAGAAGACCTCCTCAAACCATGTCAGGCTGTCGATTGTCTCGCTGGCGCAGATGCTTTCCTTAATGATTCTGTTTGGCGTACGCCATCACCGCCTTATATCCCGTATTGATGAAAAAAAGGGGCGCGCCGATGCAGATCGGGCAAGCCCCTTTGCGCGCGCAAAGGTTGCCGCAGCGGGCCACTGCGCTGGGGGACGGGCATGGCGCGCGGCGGCATGTTGTGCGGCATCCCTTTGCGGGCAGGCTTTCACCCGCACGCCCCGCTTGGTGCGATGCCGGCCGCACGTTGCGCGACATAATATGCTGGGGGCGGGCGTTTGCCCGTTGCGGGCAGGCCCTCGCCTGGTTGCCTTGCTTGGGGCGCTTGCGCCTTTCCCCATGAACACGATAGCGCGCGGACGCTACCACAGGCACCTTTGCACGTCATGCCCACTGCGCGCCGGTGGGGCGCGCCGGTGGGGCGCGCCGCCCTGCGCGCGGGATTGTGCGCCAGCGATTGGGCGCTTGCCGCCCCCCTCCGGCGCGAGCCCCCGCGTTTGCCCGCCTTATGCGCACAACACTGTACGCCGGTGCGCACGCCCAGCTGGGGGTGCTTCCCCCTGCGCGCGGCCCGTGACGCTGGCGTTTCCACCCGCCCCTGCGCGCGTCGCCCCCTTCCGCGCCCGTCTTACGGTTGGCGCGTGCGATCCGCGCACATGCCCAGGTCGCACGCGTTCATCCACGCCTCAAAACGCCTTTTGACGATGATGATGCGGTCCTGCGTGCTGCCTGGATCCCGCAACACCGCGCCCACCGGCAACGTGCCGTTGAGGATGCCGGATTTTAGCTTCATCGGGCTTGTCCCCAGCCGCTTGGCCACCTCTTGGGCCGTCATGGTCTCCTCAGTCAAGATGCTTCCCCCCTTCCCGCACCGAGGCCAGCAGCTCCAGCCCCGATTGGATCACCGACAGCGTCCCCTCCCGCAGGCACGCCCAGTCCTGCTGGACATCCTCCTGCACGCACCCGGCCCGCGCGACGCGCAGCATCTGGCGCGTCATCGCGCCCAGCGCCGCCACATCGTCGTACAGCGCCAGCACCGCCTCGCCCAGCGTGCGCGTGCCCAGCGCCGGCAATACCTCCCGCCACGTGCGCTGCGCCTGCAGCGCCTCCAGGGGCAGCGCGCTATCCCCATACGCCCGGGCGATCTCGGGCACCACATCGTCGGGACAGCTGGCCTCGTCGCGCTCGTAGCGCTGCAGCGTGCGGATGTCCAGCGGCAGCATGGTGGCCGCCTCCTCCTGCGTGAGCCCCCGCCGCTGCCGCGCCCGCTTCAGATACACACCGATGTACGGCATCGCGCTCACACCTTGGGCGCGCGCGCGCCGCCGGGGGTATGCAGGCGCTCCGGCAGCACGTCCGCAGGCCAGCCGGGCATTTGCGCAAGGGCGCCCACCCTTTGCGCGCGGGGCATGGCGGCGCCGTTCCCCCATTTGGAGACGGCGGATTTGCGCGTGCCCAGCGCGTCGGCGCTCTGTTTTCGGGTCAGTTTCGCGGCGATGCGCAAGTTACGGAATTGCATGTGTTTTTCCCGCCTTTCAAGGCTGTGCTACCTGTGATTTCGCCCAAATCGTATCATTGCGCGCAACCCCGGTCAATGGATTATTGCAACCAATGCTAGGAAAAGCAGCCGAAGCATATGCCCGCGCAGGGGTGGCGAAGGGCGGGGGCGACGCGGCGGGTACGGGGGTGCATAGAGTGTGCGGGAATGCGCGATGCGCGCGGCGGGCATGGCGGGATGGGCGCGGGGCGCGGCGGGTGCGGACATATATGCGTACGGCGAATGTGGCGCGCAGTGCACAGGCCGCACGATGGATAGAGCAGAGAACGTAGCTGCGCGGGAGGCGGGATCACGACGTGTGCAGGAGCATCCGCCCCGGCGGGCCGTGTTGCATATGCCCGCGCGGTGGGTGACGATGCGCGGCGGGTAGATGGGTGCCAATGCGGCGCGGGGATGTGTGCGCGGGGCGCAGCGGGTACGGTGCGCGCAGCTGCGCGGCGGGTGCGGGGGCCGCGCCTGTATGTGCCCTCTGCCCGATGCAAAGGTGACGGGTGCGGCGAAGAGCGGGGGCGCGGGAGGCGGGATATGAAGCACGCGTGGGGTTGGTTGTTGTGCGCGGCGGGTAGATGGGTGCCAATGCGGCGCGGGGATGTGTGCGCGGGGCGCGGCGGGTGCGGTGCGCGCAGCTGCGCGGCGGGTGCGGGGGCCGCGCCTGTATGTGCCCTCTGCCCGATGCAAAGGTGACGGGTGCGGCGAAGAGCGGGGGCGCGGGATACGGGATATGAAGCATGCGTGGGGTTGGTTGTTGTGCGCGGCGGGTAGATGGGGGCCAATGCGGCGCGGGGATGTGTGCGCGGGGCGCGCCTGTATGTGCCCTCTGCCCGATGCAAAGGTGACGGGTGCGGCGAAGAGCGGGGGCGCGGGATACGGGATATGAAGCACGCGCAGTGCGCGGGGAGCGTGGCAGGATAGGCGCGACGCGCAGGGGTATGCGGCAGCGTAGCGCATAAGCGCCGCCCAGACAGGCCACATGGCAGGTATGGCAGAGAAAGAAGCCATGCGGGGCATGGTGGGCTTATGCATGTTAGTCACCTGGTGGGGACTTCCTCCACTGGCGTAAATGAAGCATTTTTTTGTCTCTCGCAAAGGATAGACACCGTGCCTTCCCGCCACCAGCCCTTGCCCCGTCTCGCGTACCGCTCTGCTTGCAGCCTCTTGCGCCCTCCCGCTACCAACCCCTGCTGCGCCCGCGCTGCCTTCCCCCCGCCCGCGTGCCTCTCTTTCTCATCGACTCCCCGCCCGCCGCCTCTCCCAGCGCCTTCCCGTACGCGCTGCCGCCCTCTCCCCACATCCGCACGGCATATGCTCAGATCCTGTCCGGTGCGCCCCCGTTTTGGCAACGGCTGGGGCCACTTCCTGTCGTGGAAACGTCCGTCCGCCCCTTCTATCCTCAAAATAGAAGGGAGGTTGTGGCCATGGCCAAACGCACAACCATGCGCCGGGCAAACGGCACCGGCAGCGTATATAAACTCAGCGGTAAGCGGCGCAAGCCCTGGGCGGCGCGCATCACAAAGGATTGGGAGGACGGCCGGCAGGAAAAGCGGCTGCTGGGCACCTACCGGACGCGCGCGGAGGCCGAGGAGGCGCTGGCGCAGCACCGTATCCATCCCATCGCCGAGGATGGCAACATCACTTTAAAAGCCCTGTTTGAACAGTGGCAGGAAATGCCCGCCTACACGCGGCTGGACACGTCCACCAAGAACAACTATCTGGCGGCGTTCCGCAAGTACATGGTGGATTACCACCACGTGCCCTTTGCCCAGCTGCGCGTGCCGGCGTTCCAGGCCATGGTTGCGCGCGCGCAGACGATGGGTATGGGCCTTTCCACCATGGAAAAGATCAAATCCCTCTCCGTCACGCTGGGAAAATACGCCTACACGCTGGACATCACGCAGAAGGTGTACGCGACGTCCGTGGTGCTGCCGCGCGCGGTCAAGAAGAAGATATCCATTTTTACCGACATGGACCTGCAAAAGCTCTTTGCGGCGGATGATCTGCCCTATGTGGACACTATATTGATCTTCACCTACACGGGCATGCGCATCAGCGAGCTGTTAAAGCTGACCCGCTTTGACGTGGATATCGAGGAAATGCTCATCACCGGCGGGGTCAAGACGGACGCGGGCAAGGACCGCATCATCCCCATCCATCCGCGCATCCAGGGGTATGTGCGCGCGCGCTACGAGCGCTGCAACAATTTCCTGGTTGAGAAGGTGCGCGCCACCGGCAGCAAAAAGCAAGGCACCTATCGGGAGGAGATCGTGCCCATCAGCCCTGACTATTACCGTGATTACATTTATTATCCGCTGCTGGCGCAGCTGGGCATTGAAAAGAAGAACCCGCACAAGGCGCGCCACACGTTCTTTTCGCGCATGGACGCGCGTTGCGATGACAAGGTTGCCATGGCGGAAATCGGTGGCCACACGGATCCGCGCTTCAGCGAGAAGGTGTACGTCCATCCAGACGTACAGCGTCTGCGCAGGGCCATTGAGACGTTGCCATGACCAACTGTTTTCGTCCGTGCGCCATTGCAGCCGCCACAGCGCGCCAGCCTCCCTTCCTCTTGCGCGCATGCGGCACTTATCGTTCCCCTTAATTTGTTGCCTGTACGTTGCCTGTTTGTTGGCTACACAGCGTAAAATGACCGAAAAATCCGTAAAAACAACAAACGCGCCCGCAGAAACAAAAAACCCGCAATCCCTACGCGCTGTAGGATTTGCGGGTTTTCTTCATGGTCTGGGTGAGAGGATTCGAACCTCCGGCCTCTTGAACCCCATTCAAGCACGCTACCAAACTGCGCCACACCCAGATAATATCTTTCGCAGAACACATGCGTTATCTTATCATTTTATAAGGCGATTGTCAACGGTTCCGTGGTAAAATATCCCCCATTAAAATGCACGAATCTGCAGACAATAGTGCATGAGGTGACGATATGAAACACAAAAAAGAAAACTTCATGCTATTTTGTGTCGGCGCTGTGGGCTACTACAGTTTAGAGGTGCTGTGGCGCGGATACAGCCACTGGAGCATGGCACTTACAGGAGGCACATGCCTGCTCAGTGTAAATCACATTCAAAAACGTCTGCGGCATCAATCCCTGGCTACACAGTGTGTTGCGGGGGCACTCTGCATCACGGGCATTGAGTTTGTGGTAGGATGCCTGGTCAACAAGCTGGGAAAAATGCACGTATGGGACTACTCTGACCAGCCGCTGAATGTTGCGGGGCAGATATGTCCTCAGTATTTCCTGTTATGGTGCCTGCTCTGCCTGCCCATTCGTCCGCTGACTACCTGCATCGCGCAGTGCTGTAGCAGCCGCGCCTGA